ACAGCGAGGATCAGTTTTTTCGGGATTACTTGCGTATCCATGCGGGGCCGTCCCTGATTGCCCCGCCTATCGCACCGGAGCGGCTTGAACGGCTGGTCGCCGAGAACAATTCTCTGGAACCCTGCATCGCCGCGATGACGACCAATATCTCTTGTACCGGCTTTAAGCTTTCTAAAATAGACGGAACTGAAGCCGAATTGACGGATGAAGAGAAAGAGTACCGCAAGGGCTTGTGGGACTTTTTCAAGGAAAGCGCCCCCCGGCAATCCTTCCTGCATATCCGAAAGAAGTTGCGCCGCGATTTGCATACGACCGGCAACAGCTACATGGTGATTGAGCGCACGGCCTCTGGTGCTATCGCCTTTGTCAAACGCGCACCCGCCAAGTCAATGCGCCTTATCAAGCTGGATGAGGCTACTGAAATTTCAGTGATGGTTCGGCGTAACGGCAAAGAGACTGAGTTTACCACCATGCGGGCCGAGCGCCGATTCGTACAGAAGATCGGCACCAAGATGGTGTACTACAAGGAATACGGGTCGCAGCGGGACTTGCACCGGACGACCGGGGAATGGCACGAGGCCGGTAGTCTCCCCGCGAACAAGCGGGCGCATGAGGTCATCCACGACAAGGATATCGAAGACGTAAAATCACCCTACGGCATGCCCCGTTGGATTACGCAACTTCCTTCAGTTCTAGGCGCGCGCATGGCTGAAGAGCATAACCTCGCGTATTTCCAGTCGGGCGGCGTACCTCCGGTTATGGTGTTCATTACTGGGGGCTTGGTTTCTGAAGAAGTGGCCAAGGCCATTCGTGACTATCTGGACGGGGCTTCCAAGGATAAACAGCGGGGCATCGCTGTAGAAGTTCCTTCGTCCGGGAACCTTGATAACGAGCGCCCGGCCAATGTAACGGTGGAGAAGTTCGGGTCGCAAGATGCTGATAGCACCTTTGAGGTCTATCTTGAGAACAACGAAAAACGAATACGCCGGGCATTCCGCCTTCCGTCCATCTTTCTGGGGATGAGTGAGAGCTATAACTTTGCAACAGCGCACGCTTCTTATGTAGTCGCTGAAGCCCAAGTCTTTGCCCCGGAACGGGATGAAGAGGATGAACGGTTCAACATGACCATCATGCGGGAAATAGACCCGACAGGGGATTGGAAGATCGTGTCGAACCCTCTATCCGTACAGGACGTGAACCTGCAATTGCGCGCACTGCAAATGCTGTCGGCGATCAAGGGCGTCAGTGTCGCCGATGTGGTGGATGCAATCAGCACGGCTTCCGGTTTGAATATTGAAGTCAGTGAAAACCATGCTGAAGATATAATCGGGGTTGGCGGGCTTACCGGGGAAAACGACGGTGCAGCCCTACAGAGCCCACAGGAGGGCTCAGGAGTGGCAAACGCGCCCGGCGAAGGGGGGACGCCCCCAGCCCCGGCTACTACGCCTACAGAGGCCCCTCAGCCCGGCGTCACGTCTCCTGTTCAAAATCAGGCTAATGTAATTGCCGCGCGCATCGCTCGATCTGTACGGCAGTTCGATGACATGCAGGAGCCTTCCGACCTGTCCGATCTTTTGGAGTTGGAAACCGCATACCAAGCCTTACCGCCGGGCGGGCAAGAGCTTGTAAACAAGGCGCTGACCCCAGTGCTGTTTAATAGCCCGTTTCTGAATGTGGCGGCTATGGCAGACGTTGGGGCGGCGCTGGCAACAGCAGCTTTTGCCGCTGCCCGCAAAGCACAGCAATTGGAGGTCGCAGAATGATCTATGTTGACAATGCGCAAATACCCTATGGGCGTATGAAGATGTGCCACCTTTTTGGTGATAGCACTGAAGAGTTGCTGGCCATGGCGAAAACCATAGGGTTGCCGAAAACGGCTACCCTTCAAAATCCGGGTCAACCGAACGAGCATATCGACCTATCAATGACATACCGGGACAAGGCGATCAAAGCCGGGGCGGTGGAGGTATCCAGCCGGGAACTGGTAAAACTCATTCGGATGCGCCGTACAGCCCTTGAAAAGAGTGCCGAGCCTGTGCCGGAACCGGAACCCGAGCCCCAAGAGCGTGAAGCTTTTGGTGGCGTTCGGATCGTGACCAAGCCCCTTTCGCCGGACTTGGAGGCCCCTATTGACTCGCAATCCGAGGGGGAGGCCGACCTTGATGACGGCGCGGATTACGAGGAAGACGAGGGTATGGAATGAAGTCAACATCCGCCGCTGATTTGAGCGATGGGGTGCTGGCAGTTTCAGATGATATAGCGACCAAGCTGACCAGTAGGCTATCCAAGGCGACCAGCCCGGCAATCCGGGCTATAGTAGCCGATATCAAGGCCGGGCGTTTTGAAGAGGCGAAAACCGCTGCCCGTGAACTTGAGTTCACTGACCCTTTGGCCAAATCTGAACGGGTTATCCGCCGGTTTACCCAAGCGGCTGCCCTTGTTGGCGTGGCTGCAATAGACAAGCCCCAAACCAGCATCATGGCACAAGCCGGGTTTCCCTATGAAGTCGATACTGGGGCGGTACGCCTGATCCAAAACATGATAGACCGGCAATTGACGCGGGATACCCGCCGCCGGATGTTGGACCGGATCAATCGGGCGGAACGATTTCAGAAAGCATCTGACCCGATTGACCCCGATGATCTGGCCAAAAACATTAACCGATTTTTAAGGGGCGAAATCCGGCGTGTCGTAGACGTTTCCAGTAATCTAGTAGGCACCCGCGTAAGTGCTTATGGCATGTTGCACGAGGCCCGTGCGCGCGGGATTACTCGCTACCGCATTGACGCGGTAATTGATGACCGAACCACGGATATATGTCAGAACCTCAATGGGCGGATTTATACAGTAGAGGAAGCCTTTACACGCACCCAAATCATTCTGAATACGACCGACCCCGATCAGCTTAAGAAACAGGCCCCCTTCCCCAAACTGTCCGAACTGGAAGGGGAGTCCGACGAGGACTTGCAGCGTCGGGGCTTTGATGTGCCCCCGTTTCATTTCCTGTGCCGAACTGTAATTACACTGATTGATTCCGATGTTGAATACGAGTCCGTGCCGATTACCAAATTCCCGGATAAAACTCCGAACCTCAGCCCGAGTAAAATAGAGCGCCTTTTTGAGAGTATGGAACCGCTGGCACAGGCGGCACTAGGAGTAGCGAGTCAGGCCGCGCTGCTAGAGGCCAAAGAGGCGGCGGGGGGCTTAGTCCGACACCCCGGCGGGGACGGCGCTGTAGCGCGGGCCTATGCGGCGACTGTATATAGCGGCAATGCCTTTTCCGGGATAAACGCCACACTACGCCGTAAGCATCGTTGGGAGTCTGACGATCAACGTGAAATCGCCCGAACCATGGACCGGGCAATTGCGGACGTTCCCCCGCTTGAAGAAAGCATCATAGTGTACCGGGGCGTATCTGGTGCGGCTTTGGAACAGATGAATGATATCGGGAAGGTTGTACAGGATGACGGGTTTGTCTCAACCAGCGTGAGTCCGGGTGTTGCTCTGGATTTTGGTAGCAAAGACGCGGTTCTTCAGATCCTGATACCAGCGGGCCAACGGGCTCTGCCCATGGGGGATTTGTCCCTTACCAAGTTTGAGGCTGAAATACTTCTACCCCGATCTACTCAGATGCGGGTTGTGGGGGTTTCTGAAATTGAGACGGATGCTGGGCCTCAACAGGTCGTTCGGGTGGTTGTGCAAGGGCAGACCAAAGCGCCCGATCTGGACGATTTGCCAAACTTCGATGATTGGATTGAAGAACAAGAAAGCCTGATCAAGCTGGACGCCGAGGCTGAGCGTAGCCGGGTCAAGTTTTTTTACACTACGGCCAAAGATATCTTTCAAGTCGGTCTGGGTTGACAAAGCCGATACCGGCTCTTCTAATGGCATTATGCGTATCATTGGAGACCCAGCATGTTCAAACGTATAGAAACGGATGAAGCCCTTATCGTAGAGCGGGGCGTCTATAAACCTGTAGAAGTCTATGAAGGCCCGGATGGGGGCTTGTTTGTCAAAACCAAAGGGGGTTACGTGCGAGTCAAAGCACGCGGGGATACAAGCCATGGGGCTGTAATGGTACAGAGGCTTATGCGGGAAGGCCCCTTATTTCAGGATCAATGGGGGCGTCTCTGTGTCGAGGGTGGGGGGAAGCGCAAAGCTGTTCTCTTATCCAATTCAGATATGTTGGCTTTATCCGCACCTGAAAAGGGATAAGCCCGTGGATAACTACAATACGAAACTGAGCCTACGCGCTAGGAGGGCTATGGCCACAGTCCGGGATCGTCGTCGTGCCCGAGTCGGCAAGCCTGTATCCGGCCTGACTGCCGAACCTATGCCCAAGAGTTCAACCAGAACTCGGTTCTTGCAGTCAGTGTACCCGGTAACTCCGGGCGATGACCCCCTTATGAACGGGATAAATGTCGGCAAGCTGGGCGGGGATGTCCTAACGGGGGCTTTCAAAGGTTACCAAATCTATTCACTCGCTCTTGAAGAGAGAGCGTCATGCCCCCGGACCTGTCTGCATTGGCGTACTTGCTATGGTAATTCGTCCCCGCATACCAAGAGATGGGAATACGGTCCAGACCTTGAGCGGGAACTCACGCGGCAGGTTGGGGCCTTGGTTAAAAAGCGCCCCCTGCTCGTGCGCCTGCATCAATTGGGGGATTTCTATTCATGGGAGTACCTGTGCCTATGGGCATGCTTGCTGGACGAGCATCCCGATCTTGCAGTTTTTGGCTTTACTGCACATCTTCCCAACACTGAACTTGGGGATGCGATTGTCCG